GCTCTACTACCTTTAAACATATTAGCTCAGACTTCCGAGAATACTCAGACTATATCCGATGTTACTTCAATACAGTATATTGATTTTGACAACGATGTTATGAGTAGCTCCAACGTATCGGTTGGGTACCTGGGTGATATGAGAATATTGAGTTACAACCTAACCTATGAATGGGGCAAAGAGAATGTAACAAATGGAATATTTGCATCCAATACTCCTTTCTTTAAGTACACCAAAGTAGGGTACAGTCATAGTAGGTCTAAAACTCTTAAGAATATAGATAGAACAACCTCATACGGAGTGACGGTATCAGCATTTGCCGATCATTCGGCTATAGCAATAAGCCCTTATTTTAATCAGATTTACGAGTTTAAGAATAATACCAAACTTGGATATACGTTGTTTATTAGAGATAATACCCATGATGATTTTTATTTGTTTGAAGAATTTTATCCGGCCGCATCCTATACAAAGTACAGTGGGATGTTTATAGCAATGAAAGAATTTGAATATAAAAGATTTGTATTGGGACCTGAATTATTTTTACTATCTTCTATAAGGACTCACTATTTTAATTTAGATGACTTTGAAGGCGCATTAGATATTTGGTATTGGAATGATTTTAACCTTAATGCATACTACGGCTCTTCGATAAAATATAAACTGACTGACAAATTTATGTTCGGTGCTAAACTCAGAAGCTGTTACGCCCACACTCCTTCAGACAAAACTCTTGGATTTCGTAAGGCAACTCCCTATATACTTTCAATAGGATGTAACTATGATTTCTAAATTAAACATAATACTCCTGTTAATTCTACCTCTATCTCTGATAGGGCAGACAATCACCCTGACTCCAATTGGAACTCAGGACGTTAGTGGTATACCGGTTACGGTTGAGCACTACACTGCTGGAGGCTTAAGCGGTACCGTTCAATCCCAGACAGCTTATATACCAGCTAACAGAGGAACCGGAAGTACTACAATTTTTAGTAGTGCTAATGCGGATGAAGCTTCTGCTGCTATAACATTCCCATCTGGCTTCACCCCTACTATAGGTACAACAACCTACACCCAGGGACACGTTAATGCTAACTCTTGGTTTGGATTTGGGACTACAAGCAGTTCAGGCTACCAAGGTAGTGCAACCAACCCGAACGTTCCTACTATCCACATAACTTCAGTTGATAACGGATCCTCAGACAATAACATGTCTAAGGTTTCAACTGAAACTTACACTGATGGAACTTGGGGGGATGTGTTTAGGGTTAGGTATGAGGGGAACTGCCAGTACAGTCAATCAGGAGTAAATGTGATATGGGACTTATACTTTGTAAAAACTCAACCTACAGTCTTTTACGTAGTGATGCGCGCATTCACTGCTGACGGTTCCAACCAAGAACAGATGGGCATTTCAAGCGGTGCTGCATGGCTGGGTGTGAATTATATCACGACTACAAGTTATGCAGCCGGTACTGCTTTTAGCTTTACATCTTCTTCAAACCAAGGAAGCTGGTCTACAATATCAACTCAGAATACAAACGCAACTGGACAGGTAGTAGTTTCTAATCCCACCAATAAGCAGTACAAGGTTACAATCAACACCTCTCAGAAGTTTCACCCTATTACTGACTTCAGTCTTATCTACATGATGTTTATAAAAGGTAATTTAGGTCCGTTACAGGACTGGGACTTTTACACTTGTGACTGTAATAACTCAGCTACCTTTGACTGGGAGGATATAAATTTCTGCTATGCCTTATTAAAGTCAAACTCCCTCCATAACAAGTATATCTTTACTCAGGCAGAAAAAACTACCATTGAGGCTAATCCTAACACTAATTATTATAACACATACTCCCCTACCCAGGTACGTACTATTGAGAATCAAAATCAATTCTACATAATGGGCACAGGAATACATAACGCCACACAACCAACTAACGCAGGTAAACTCCAATGATCAATCCAATCCTTGCCATGTGCTTCTACGTAGCTAGCGTAACTTCGAATGCTAACCTAGCCGGTATCGACAATCAGAAATTTACTTTCGGGCTAAGGCAGATCACCGAGGACGTTCTCAATGAAAGAGGCAATCCTTTGTGCGACCAAAGCGATCAAAATGCTAGTCCGGTTTACGTTACGGTGACTGAAATTAAAGCACCTACTCAAGGTATCAGAGTAGGACCTTTTGAGTTTAAGCAAAAGAAAACAATCGTTGAAGTAGACATCGCAATAGGTTCATCGGTATACCACGGAGTAGGTAGAGCCAATACAAACGTTGCTGCTACGCTAATGCAGCTCCAGGATGAGACTCTAGCATTCGAAAGAACAGAATTTTCAGTAGCTGTTAAAAAAGCTATCGTTGACGCCCTAAAGTAGGTCTATTTATATCAAAGGGTTGCCGTAAATTGTTTTCTTAATTAGTTCTACAAGTTTAACTTTTTAAATAAAAATTTATGGGATTTTTTGATATGTTCAAAGATAAAAACGACCTAAACGAAAAGACAATCGTTGGGTTTTTATCATTCACAGTAATGGCTATCTTTGCAGGAGCCGACATAGTAACAGGTATTTTAGGCAATCACCTAATAATCAGCGATACAATCTTCAATTCATTTGTAATGATTACGCTAGGTGCATTTGGTATTGCAGAGGCAGGAAAGATTTTCGGAGGAAAGAAAGAAGAGAATAACGATTAAAAATTAGATTATGAGCTTAAAAAGTTTACAAGAGAAGATGGGTATAGCTGCTGACGGCGCTTTTGGTCCCGGAACAATGAAGAAGGCAATGGAGTTTTATAAGTTGACTCCAGTGAGAGCAGCTCACTTCTTCGCTCAAACAGCCCACGAAACAGGAGGCTTCAAAGCATTCTCAGAGAACCTAAACTACTCCGCCCAAGGCCTGCAAGGTATCTTTGGCAAGTACTTCCCCGGTAACCTCGAAGAGTCTTACGCCCGCCAGCCTGAAAAGATTGCAAACCGAGTCTACGCCGACAGGATGGGCAACGGAGCTGAAGCTTCAGGAGATGGATACAAGTTCAGAGGCAGAGGAGCTCTTCAGTTGACCGGTAAAGCCAACTATGAAGCATTTGCAAAGTACTTAGGCAATGACGAGGTCTTGACTAACCCTGATACGGTTGCAACTAAGTATGCTTTCGAATCAGCTATGTTTTTCTTTGAAAGAAATAAACTATGGACTATCTGTGATAAGGGCATCAACGATGCAGCTATCCTAGAGCTCACCAAGCGCATCAACGGCGGTACTCACGGACTTGAAGACAGAAATGCCAAGACCAAGAAGTACTTCGAGTACGTAAAGTAATGAAACAAACTGCCATCTTTCTTTCCATCACCACTTCTCTTTCATTCGGCTGCTCTTATTTTCTAGAGCTGACAATGGGTAATTTTGAGCAGTATCTTGCTCTGATTGCTGTAGTGTTTGTGGATGGGTTCTTCGGTATTATAGCCGGGATCAAGAGAGAGGGCTTCAAGACCTTTAAGGCTGTGAAGGTGCTGCAAAGAGCAATAACCTGGGTGGTGCTGCTGACTGTGATACTGATGGTAGAGAAAGGATTTGCAGGTACCAGTTGGTTATCTGAAACCATTATCGTACCTTTCATACTTCTACAGCTTATAAGTGCTCTTAAGAATGCTTCGATGTCAGGCTACATTCACATAGGAGATCTAAATAAGATCTTAGATCGAATAGATCCTCACAAAGGAGAAAGAAAAGAATAAAAAGTTTAAAGAGCCCTTGTATCCCAAGGGTTTTTTTCTTATATTAAGGTTATGAATGATAAGAAAGTTACTGCTCAAGTGAGCGCAGTTGAGATTCTAAAGAAAGAATACCCGACTATCTACAATGGCTATACTCAGGTCCAGCAAGAGCAACTAGAGCTCTTCGCTAAGAAGCACCTTGACTACGGGATGCATAACATTACTGCAGGTACCCAGCTCGCTACTGAAGATGAGATTGGCTTTGCTCTGACCGGGCTCTGGTATCGGATCTCTGATAAAGTAAGCCGATGGAAGAACCTGCTTATTAATCGACGAAGCGTTCAGAACGAATCCTTGATGGATACTTACCAGGACCTGGCTAACTACGGCATCATAGCTCAGCTAGTGGCAAGGGGGATGTGGAAGAAGTAAGATGGCAAAAAAGAAACTTCCTAAGGAGGTAAGCCTGGTTCGTGAATATGAAGTAGAGAAGTACGACACGAAGGAGAATAAAAACATCTCCTACAGTCAATACTCAATCTACAGTACGTGTCCACATCAGTGGTACCTTTCGTATCCGAAAAAGCTAGCACCTTATACTCCTAGCATCCATACTGTCTTCGGGACTGCACTTCATGAGACAGTCCAGAACTGGCTTGATGTACTTTTTAATGAGTCCGTGAAAGCTTCTA